CTGACTAGGAGTAGGAGGTGTAATCGGATGACTATGAACTACTCCTACAATCTCACCAGTATTATCAGCTTTTACATAATCTTCTGGGTCGATAATAAAACATTGATGATCTGTCATTGAAAGATTACGACAAGGATAATATCTTTCTTTACCTTTGATATTTAGTAATAATCCGCAACATTCTTTGGGATCTTGGTTTTTCGCATGAAGCAATGCTTTATCTTTCCAAGTCATTGAATAAACGTACCGATAGAAGGGAAGACAGAACGAGTACATTGTCTTTTTGGTATTCGTACTCCTGCTAGATCTGTAGGAGCAGCAAGTTCAAATTCTACAACTTCTCTAGTTTCTGCTGATTTGCGATCAATTGAATATACTTCTTGAGGAAATTCTGCTGTATTATCTGCGGTTGGATTACTACCATCAGCAAAATTAACAGCATCAATAAACTTAGCTAATGTTCTTATTCTTGTAACAGTAGCTCCAGTTAAATCATTACCAGTTGTAGTTTCGTTTACAGATAAAAGTATTGATGAAATTAATCCTGTTGCGTTACTGATAGTAATTTTAGGTCTAGGTAACTGCCCTTTTTGAAAAGCAAAACCTGATGCTTGTATTGGAAATCTAAGGTAAGCATTACCAGCCCAAACTATCTGACCATTTGCATTTAAGTTACTTCCAGAATGAAAACGATAAATAGTATTTGCACCATGTAATGCTGTTGATAACTGGAGCGTAAATAATTCAATAATCGCTGATGGATTTATTGACTGTAAATCACTAAATACTGCTGCTGATACTGACATTAGGAGGCAGGTTCAAATACTTGTCTAAAGGTGGCTTGGATAGTAGCTCTATTGTTGTATGGTATAGATTTGCTCCATGCTTCGCAAACAAATTCAGAAGATGAACTTTCCCCTGGAGGAGTAAATGTAAAGCTATCAGAGTCGTTTGCACGGGCATCTAAGAAAGTTTCTATGGTATCTGAATCTGTCTCTGAAACATTAAAGGTAAAATTAAATATTTTGGGGTTCTGATGCTGTGCTAATCCAAATAAAATTCTATGTTCATAACCATCAGCAAAACGAACAGTTCTAGTATTTGGTGCGGATCTTTTTTGTTGTCCGTATGTAGGTTTTATCGAAGGAAATGTAGCCATTATGCAAGTAATCCTCCAGGTCTTTGTTGCTGTATTAATTCAGATTGTACTGCAACAGATATAAGACGGCCAAGCTCTCTACCTTGATTTTCGTCACCTTCAACAGAAGAACCAGAAGCATCTACGTTTACTACTATATTTGTTGAACCACCCAAAGACTCATTTGGTGTAATATTTCCACTCACTCCTGGTGTAAATAATTCTGGACCTCGTTCTCCTACTATATAAGGAGTTCCACCTCTAACAGGACCTCCATTTGCCATGCCACTTGGCATTTGAACATTAAACATATTTTGAAACAAGCCTAAAAAAGACTTTTGAATACCAGCAGCCATAACTTGTGCAGCAAGGTCTAAGAAGTAATCACCAATTCTGTTCAACATACTTCTAAAGGCATCAGTAACTGTCATTGTTCCTTTAACAATTCCTTTAAAAGATTCTGCAAAACTATCTTTTAGTTCTTTACTAACATCAAGAACCACCCTTGTTGCTCTTGATAATCTTTCTATTTCATCTACAGGTGCTCTAAATTCTTGAAACTCTTGTAATTGAAGAGCATATTCTCTTCCAAACTCAACAAGTTTAGCAGTTTTTTCGGCTGCCTCATCAAATTTTGCCATCTCTTCACCTTTTAACATTCCAAAAAATTCTTTCTTAAACAGTTCAAGATTTCTTCCTAAAGTTCCAAAACCTACTTGGGATCGTAATTCACTGAAAAATTCTGTTTTAGGATCAACATCTTTAAGAACTTTTCCTAATTGACTTTCAGAATCAAGTTGTGCTAAAAATCTTTTTAAATTACCTTCTTCAAGTATTAATTTCTTGAAATTCTTCTCCTCAATTTTAAGTTCTTTTGTTGTAGTTTTTTCAAATTGTTCTCTTCTAACTCTTGCAATTTCTTTTGTTAACTTCAGTTGAACATCGAGACTCTTACCTAGTTTTAAATCTGCTAATAATTCATCTGATTTTGTCTGTCCAATAATATCTCTTGCCTTTACGACCTCATTTATTAATAATGAAGAATCGGTAATACCTGCTAAAGCATCAAATTGTTCGGGCGATCCAAGAGTTTTTACAAGCATACTTCTTACTCCCTCATCTTCGAATCGAGAAAAAGCTGCTAAAGCTTGTATGCTTTCTTCTTTAGTAATACCTAATTCTTTTCCGAGTTGTTTTATTTCTTTTCTTGAAAATTCTGAGCTTCCACCAATCGCTATCATTTGTGCATTTAGTTTCTTTACTTCTTTTCTAAATGCTATTGCATCTTCAATTTGAGCAGCAATAGCAGTAGCAAAGATAGAAGCAGCAAAACCACCTCCAGGTGCAAGTGCTCCTCCAGCACCACCAGCAATAGCACCAAATGCAGAACTCAAACCCCCAGCACCAAATAATGCAGGAAAACCTCCACCGATTAATGCACTACCAATACCACCTTTTAAACGTGCCGTTGCACCGCCTTGCATCGCAAATGGTCCTTTTTGTGCATTTTTACCAATTCCCATTCTGTTAAAGAAATTAGGTTGTGAAGATACAGCTTGTGCAGGTCCAATTTGCCCACCTCTTATACCAAAACCTATATCTCTAAAATTAGCTGCTGTCGCTTGTGAAGCTAAAATTGACGCTGTTTTTGTGTTTTGTTTTAAGTTTTTTAAGTTAGTACCATCTAATTTATTAGCAATTTTACTAAAAGCTAAAAATCCTCCTTGAGAATTATTTAATGCTTGTGCTGGCCCTACTCTTCCTCCAGCTTGACCAAAATCTCCAACAACAGCAGGTCGACCAGGATTAACATTAGTAAATCTGAGTGCTCTATTTTGACGTATATTTTCTTTTATCTGTTGTTTTCTTTGTTGACGTAAATTAAATGTAGGATCATTTACTTCCATTCTAATTTTATTTAGAAGTTTTTCCTTAATAGTTAATTGATTATTGTGCTCTTTTTCTACATTTACTAAAGCTCTTGCTGCTCGATTAAAACTGGAAGTTCCTACTGATGCTCTATCTAATAATTTTCTGGCTCTTGAAAGTTGTTTATTAAAACTATTAATTGATACTGGTAGTACTTTATTTTGTTCTCTAGCTTCTTTATTAAATTGTGCTATTTCTTTTGTTGCACCTCTTAATTCTTTACGAAGAGCAATTAACTTATTAGAATTTTTTAAGGCAATAGCAATATCTACATTATAAGCAGCCACTTTTTCTTAAAAATTTAATATTAAACCTATCTTACCTTCTTTTGCCTTTTAAAGCATTAGATCTTTGTGCTTGTTCTTGTTGTTTTTGATATTCTTCACTTTCTATTTCTGCATAAGCAGCCCAACCTATCATTTCTTCAATAGTAAGAGTCTGACATAACTCAGCTACAGTTTTATGTAATTGTTTTGCTAAAGAAAATAAAAATTGCCAATCTTTATTTGCTTTTTAAATCGGCTTTAGCCTCTTTTACCTCCTTGTCAGCACCAACAGTAATCATAGCAATTTGTATTTCTTCAAGAATTGATGCTGAAACTTCTCTTCTTAACGAGGCTTTGTCTCCATCTTGAAAAATTCTTGCTCCATCTTTATCTAATGCTTTTTCAATCATCATTTGTAAAGCATAATCATTAGTATCATCAGTTCCTGTTTTTTTCTGTATTGCTTCTCTTTCAGCAATAGTTAAAGGATGCCAATAGACAGTAAGAATAATCTCATCATCTTGTTTAACATCATGTTTGTAAAGTTGAGAAACTCCAAACTTGTTTTTGAGTAAGTCTACTGCTCTTGTCATATCAAAATTATATTACTTTACTATATTAAGCGTTAGCGGTAAATTGGCAAGATATTACTCCAACAAAGTGACTTCTATCTTCTATATCTAGAGGAGTTGGACCAGTTATATCAAGAACTCTAGGTTTACAACTAAAGGTATCTGTATAACCAGAAGCATTAACAGAAGTAAGTCCGTCAATAACAGCTTCACTTATTTCTGATAAAACTGAAGTTCCTTTTCCCTTTGGACAATAAACATTACATTGAATAACACCAGCATAATAATCTGAAGAAGCTCCTTGATTCTGTAAAGTTGATTGACCAAAATCTACTGTCATAATTATATATTTTTTAGTTTTTCCAGGAGTTGTAAAATGAACATTATCGTAAACCATTAACACGGTAGGATCTACATCTGAAACTTTGTCAGTAACTGCTTTTTCAAATGCTGCTCTTGTATTTACTAAAGTCATAATTAGAACTCAGAAGTACCAGTATATTTCTTACCACTTCTACTACCTTTACCAAACAAGACTTTTTTCTGAACTGTGCCAACTTTAATAGCACCACGTTTTTTCTCTTTAAAGTTTTCATTGATAGTATTTCTAATATCATCTTTAACATATTTTGCTATTCTTGAATCTTCTACTATATAACTTGAATACTCAGCCTGATTACCAATAAAACATCCTTTTTTATAATCGAAAGTAGGAGGAGAAAATCTTGGTTCAATTTTAGAAGGAGGTTTTTTATTTTTACCGATTCTTGCAAATTCAGCCCATGGTTGAAAGTCTTCTACTTTATCTTTTTGTCTTACCTGACTTTTTTGTGCTCTCCAACTTGATGCTAAAAATCCTGTCCATACTGGACTATTAGTTTCTGTTGCTAATTCAGATAAAACTTGTCCAATCGTTGAGTTAAATGCTTCATTTAACTGTGCATCTAAATCAGGAAATGCATTTTCTAGATCACTTTTAGCCATTAGAACCTCACCAATAATGTAAACAAGTAAGTCTGACCACCTTGCTTTGTATCAATATTCGTTATCTGTGCAACTCTTGCAGAACCTGCAAAAGTTAATGTAACTTCATCATTTAAAGTTGGTTGGTTATCTCCAATAAGATCAGGTGTGATATATATTCTTGCTTCTCTCATTTCTTGCCCACCTTCTTCTTCTGATCTTATAAATTCTATAGGAACTTTTAAATCTGAATAAGTAGTATCAACAGTAATCTGCTCTCCCGTATCTACGTTGTAACTTGATACTCCTTTCTTTGTATAAGTAATAGTAGTATCTAAAGAATTACCTAAAGTTGAGACTATGTCTTTAGCAACACTTTTTAGTAGTGAATCTAGTTGACCTGCCATTATCCTCTAACCACTCTCATTTGAAAACTACCTGCTCCACCTAGCATATATGCTCCAAGGTAACTTTGTAACCAAGGGTAAACATCTAAAATATTATTAATAGAACCAGTGCCCTGACTATCAGTATTATATTTAACCTGTATATCTCCTAGCTTTACTTCACTAAAGTTTCCATCTTTACCAGTAGTACCAGTAATAGCACCAGTATCATTTGCCAAAGCTCTAGCTAATTCATATTCTGCATACTTAATATTATTTGGAATTGTAGAACAAGCTAACTCAACTCCATCGACTTGATAATTATTTCTAGGAAATTTTAATGCCTGTCCATCATCACATCTATCTCCATAAAATACAAAGCTATCAATCCATCTAGTAGCTGATATTAATGATCTGTTTTTTTGGTCATCTGTTTTATTTGTCCACG